CGGAACTCTTGCGGAGCGCGAGGTCTCGAACGACTCTGAAGAGCCGTATCCAGACCCCGATAGCTGGTTCAATGGTGACTTAAGTCACCATGACAAGCTACCAAGTGTGCTGGATATGTACATAAGTACATTTAATCCTAGCTCACGATCCGCCAGAAGGCGGCTTCGTCACTTGGATGAAGTTCCCGCAGACACCAAAAGGTCGTTTGCAGGATACTTCATGAGCCACGGGCTATTGTCTAAAGACATAGCCACTCGGCTCTCGAGACTTCCAGTCAAAGAACTGGAAAGGATCGAAAGGATTTGGCTCTCCATTGAAGATGCCTTACTCCTATCCTCCCCTGAAGCCTTTATAAAGGACAAGGGAGCATTTGTCAAAACCCAATTCCGTTGGGTTTTGAGCAAACTTGTAACTTCGGGCTACCAAGAGTTGCTCAAAGATTACAAAGCTTTCATTGTTTTCGTTAAAGCGAAAGCAATAAGAGCTAATGTGAACCCCAAAGGGGTCCCACATTTCCCGGGTTTTTCACCTGAAGGTGATTTCCTGGGTACAGGCCTAGAATGGCTCAATAGAGTCATTAACCGAGGCCTCAGATCGAAGTCGGAAGGCACACGCCTTGCGCACTTCGTATCTACAAGGGGATTACCACCTCCCACAAAGGAGATGGTACAGGATTCTTTGCGTAAGCACAGAATAAACCTGATTACCCCTGCGGTAGAGATTCCTGAAAACAGGATCAAAACCGTTAGATTACTCGCCCGAAGAATCGGACGAAGAATCAAGAGGTCCCAAGTCCAAATGGACTTGGAGAACCCCGAGCATGTAAGTCTGACGAACTCAAGTTCGTTTGCTTACAGCAGAACCGATGGCGGCCGAGCCGCCGAAGTTCAAATCGAGTTTGACACATGGGCCAACTCGATTGGGGAAGAACGAGAACACATTCTCGGTTATCCCATAACACGTGGTACCAACTGGAAACACGTGTTATGCTTCCCTCGAGACGACAATCTCGATGAGAAGAACTTCGGAGATCCCCTAGAAGGGGGACTCCTCGGTACAAGAAGAGCAGGTTACGATAGTAACCTGGGCTTCCAGATTCTCCAATGCGCTGCTGAAGCAGGGCAAAAGAGAGAAGTGCTTGGGCCTAATTACGAAGTAATTGGGCACCCTCATGTGAGGGCCTCCGTCTCTTCAGAGCCGGGTGGCAAAGCACGCATAGTAACCGCCAATGAATGGTGGGTCACTATACTCCTCCAACCCTTAGGGCACATACTGGTGTCCCTGTTGGAAGAGATCCCTAGCGCGAGGGCCGGCTTAAGCCGGGCCGAACCCGCTTGGGAATGGGTCGAGGATTTGCTGCAAAGCGGCAAAACCGACCCGACCCTCCAACGCTTCTATGAAGCGTCAGAGTTACTGACAAGTGATCTGAGCG